GATCCCGTCGCAGCGGCCATATCCTTTTTAGCCTTTTTACGAAATTGTTTGAGCTCTAGAAGAATGGCAGGTAAAAGACTGGGTACACCTTGTGCAAATTTATATATCTTATCACCAATTTTAAATGATTCATAGGTTATACCGGGAACGTTACCATAGCGATACTCATCCATAACGAGCGTAGAGTAGCACAGATTGTGTGCCATCATGATCGATGGATACAATGCCTCGAAATCTAGGGCTGTAATCGGTGTGTAATATGCGCCCTTGTGAGCTTCGAGAACTGTCGCACCTTCATAAGGTTCTTCTGGTAGAGAACCGTACTTAATCGTAGGAACCATGTATCCAAGTTCTCGAGCCTTCTTTGTAAGCTGACTAAACACCTTAATTTGTTGACCACGTTCAACGAGAAAACATAATGGAACCCAGGTTGCTTTAGCCATCTCGAGAAGATTGAGAAGAGTACACAATTTTTTCAGAAGTTTATGAGGGAGAAGAGTATCCTTAATACAATATTCCGCAACTTCACCCAATTTTTTGGGGTCACCCTCTTTGTACCGAGCAAACATCTCCTTTGCAGGCATGTCAATTTTTTGATCTCCCAGATACAACTTTGAAACTTCATTGAGCTTGTACGAGTCCAATTTGTATCCCTTTTTCACTTCATGAAACATATCGAAAATGAAACGTCCAGTCATAGGAAGAAGTTTTAGAAAGTTGTCACCAAGAGCACTTGAACTCAGTTTTTTCAATAAAAGTTCACTCGGTGGATCATGAAGTTTTCCAAGATTGAAAAATTCTTCGTGACACCCAGTCAAAAGAGCCCTCTTAAAAATATACTCAAGATCAAAACCAAAAATGTTCCACCCCGTAATGATGTCAACATCTTTCTCGTGAATATATTTTTGAAATGCCTCGAGCATTTCTCTTTCGGTCTCGAAACTTACTACATCTGGACCATCTGTTTTTTTATAACAAAGACACGTCTTCTCATATGGTTCGTCATTCCCAAATTTACAAAGTGATAGAGCAATCTGAAAACATGCATCACCTGGAACATCGGCATCCGGAAACTTACCAGTCGAACTATTACACTCGATATCAATAGAAGCTACGACAAATGGAGCAATATCATCCCTAGACACAGGTTTCAATGTCTTCCAGTCGTTACACCACAAATCGATGTCAACCTTTGCGAGATGAGAACGAACGCATTCACTTCCAGTATCAAGCCACCCAGTTGACTGAATACCTGTACGATGCATTAACCTCAGGACGGGGTCGAGATTCGCTTCGTATACATGATACTTTTGAAAATCTCTATTGTACCCAAAGATAGAATTCACCTTTCTACGATCAGCAAGGTTTTTGAAATTAAGACGCATGAAGGCGAACATCTCATTATTTTGAAAACCCCAAACATCCTTCTTCCTTGTAATACTATAACTCGTCACATGATCTGGACGAAGCTTATTCAGGTCGTTATAAAGTATACGAACATCTTGATCAGTGGTACCTCTCGGCAACTTTACAAAAAAATAGGGTTCAAAAACTGTCGTGACACACACAGACTTACCATCTTCCGTTTTTCCTAGTATACTAATCAAATGTTCGTCATCCTCATCTCGAGCTTCCCAAGTCAAAGCTTGGAACACCACCATATGTTTATATTGAGCGAAAATTTTAATATCATTTATTAATAAATGTCTGCTGCTTTAATTGAGCTCGTGTCGGTGGGTGCCCAGGATGTGTACATCACGGGTGACCCCCAGGTCAGCTTCTTTCGTCAGAACTATAAGCGCTACACCAACTTCGCCATGAAGCCTGAGCGCATGGATTACATCGGCACTTTTGGTGCTTCTAATGAAGTCTCCATTCCTATCCGCTCCAAGGGTGATCTCATGAGCTACATCTGGATCGAAGCTGGTAGTATCTCGGCGACTGAAGATAACTCCACAGGTCTGTATTCGAACAACGCTGCCAACCCCACCGAATTCCAATTGTGGATCGGTGGACAATTAGTATCTCAGCTTGATTCTCTGTACATTCAAGGTGTTCACAACGCACTCATGCGTGACAATTGCGCCAAGGCTTCCTTTGCTGTGACCACTAACACACGAAAGGGTAATCATTCTGGTAACTATTACATGATTCCCTTCTTCTTTGGTGAAGACTGGACTAAGGCTCTCCCTCTCGTTGCGCTTCAGTATCATGACGTCGAGATTCGTATAAAGTGCCGTGATGGATACACTCCAACCCCCGGTAGCATACCAAAGGTCTTTGGTAACTACATCTACCTTGACACCGATGAGCGCAAGTATTTCACAGATACCGAGCACGAACTCCTCATCACCCAGACTCAAAATCAACTCGCTTCTAATACCGATACCGACATCGATCTGAGCTACTTTAACCACCCCGTAAAGTCTCTTCACCTTGTATCGGGTAATGCCAATGAGGGTAATTACATTGATGAATATACTTTTGACACATCGTCTCTTTATATCAATGGTACAGCCCTTTTTGAGAACATGTCCAACGTCTATCATCACGACGTCGTCGCTGAAATGCACACAACCGATCTTCCCGATGTTGCGATCGACAATGTCCCCACCTACTCGTGGCCTTTCTGTCTCACCATGAGCAAGATGCAGCCTACAGGCTCTCTCAACTTCTCCCGCATCGATAACGCGAAGCTCGTACTCAAGAGCCCCACTGGTGGCAACCAGCTTCACCGTGTCTATGCGGTCAACTATAACATTCTTCGTATCAAGAATGGTATGGCTGGTGTCGCATTCGGTAACTAAATACCTAAGTCGTTTATTAAACATATAAAAGTATTACAAAATGGTGAAATCGTGTTCACGACCCCGCAAGACGTCCAAGTTTGTCGTAGATCTTGGACCCGAGGTTGACAAGGTAGTGAAGAAGAAGAATTTAAAGATCAGAAAGCAAAAAGTGATCATCGCAGAATTGAAGGATAGACTCCGGAACAAGCCGGATGACATGAAAGTCAAGAAACAGAAGCTCGTCATTACCTCACTTCAGGGCACTGTGAACGACCTCACAACCAAATTGAAGGAAGTGGAAGATGAAATGCGGGCATACAGAGTAAAACGGAGCGGTATCAATAATAAAACACTCGAATACGCATTTAAGAGATTGAGGGAAGGATATTCTCTTTCCAGAATGAAACCAAATACACGGCTCTTGATTCAACAATCTGGTCGTTGGGACGAGGCTCGCTTAATTAGCGCTCGCTTTAAAGTTTGTTAGGATTTCCTTAGTCTTGTTATACATACGTTTTCCATGAAACGTCTTATCTTTTAGTTCATCCCAAATTGTAAGTCGGTACTCAAGAAATTTCTTGAACTTTTCCGAGTTACAATTAGACTTATATCTCACCTTTTCACCCTTAAGTGCTTCATTTGTTACAGCAATACGGGCATCCATTGAACGCTTAGCAAGCTCATCAGGAGAGAGACGAGTGGACACATCTTCTTTTTTTCCAAGTGCCATATATACTATGAATGGTTCTATCCTTTATTATTGTAAAGCATGTCACAGAACCTACGATGGTTGTGCACAGTGCTGCTTCGAAATGGAACATGTCGAAGTTAAACGCGAAACATAATCAAATATGTTTTCCCATATATAAACATTATGCACGTCGTTCTTAAACCCAGTCCATCAGTAACACACAAATATCGTGTTATTCTTCCCAGTAAAAGAGCGATTGATTTCGGACAAAAGGGGTTTCATGATTACACAGACCACGGAAATCCCCGTCTTATGAGAGCGCATCTTATTAGGAAGGGTGCTATCATTCCTAAGAAGTTACGTATCGAAACAAATCAGTATGAAATACATAGAGGTATGCTCATGGTCGATGAAAGTGAACAAGAAGATTGGGAAGACTTTTTCAGGGCTGAATATTGGGAACGATGGATGCTTTGGTCGTACCCTGATATCAACAAAGCCAAATTATTCATGACTATGCAAAAGGGTATGCTATTCATGCCCCAACCCGAAGATTTATGGTTTCCTAAATCCCTGTAGAACCAAATCCACCAGAACCCCTCTCAGTATCTTCAACGATATTAATTTCCTCGATGGGTGGGGTCTCACAACGCTCTAGAACGAGCTGAGCGATGCGATCTCCCTTTTTCACCTCAAAGTCTTTGTCTCCATGATTGAAGAGAACGACTTTGACTTCTCCAGTATAATCAGGATCGATGACTCCCGCTCCAACCTGAATACAATGCTTTACGGCTAGACCCGAACGAGGTGCCACGCGTCCATAGCATCCAGGAGGTAAAGTAATAGCTAGTCCAGTCGCAACAAGAGCGTTACCTGCCTGACATGGTACAATAGTATCAGCAACGCTGTATAGATCGTATCCAACAGAACGATCAGAACCGCGAGTTGGAATAATAGCATCAAAACACAACTTCTTGATCCCGAGGGACATATACATCTTATTAGCACGCTGTCCTTAAGTTATATGACGAACCACGAGGCGATTCACCCCGCCTGTTTTTTTCTTTATATACCAATTGTAAACAGCAAAATGGTGCAGTATATACAATAACACATATACCCAAAATGATCATCATCCAGATCATCGTTTATATAAACATATGTTTAAATGCACTCAAAGGGATTTGAACCCTTGACCTTAAGCTTACTAAACTTACGCTCTACCCCTGAGCTATGAGTGCTAAATGCTGAGAACGGGGTTCGAACCCGTGAGGCTTGCGCCAGACGTTC